GTGGCCGGCCAAGCGTGCATCACCATCAAGGTTGACATTGGCGAGGCTGCCCGCCGGGTGCTCATTTCGCACTACCGGCAACGCAAGGCGGAGCTTGATGAAATCTCCGCTGCCGTCTCCAAGGCCCAGTGGGCGCTCGATGAATTTATGCGCCAATGCGGGTTGCCGGATGAAGTCAAGCTCGTTCCGGCAAGCCAAGAACCGGCGGTGCAGGGATGAAACTTGGACACAGCCGCTCAACCCTTGGCGCGAATCCCCTGCACGGTAACCTGTTCAATCCCAACGAGACGCCGCAACTCTTCTGTGACGCACCGGCACAGGACGGGCAACGCCTCATCTCACAGCAAGCCCAGGTTGAGGCCGTCATGGCCGATGGCTTCTGGCGCACCCTTCCCAACATCTGCACCGAACTCCGCCGCCGTCACCCTGGCAGCAAGCACGGGGAGGCGTCTATCAGCGCGCGCTTGCGGGATATGCGCCGGCGCGGATGGACGGTTGAGCGCGAACGCACGCGGCCAGGCAGCGGCCTCTATCAGTACCGCGCCGTCAAGATGGAGGCCGTCTCATGCTGATGGTCTCCGAAGCAACGCGCGTGATGCGCACCCAAGACACATTCATCCGCACTTTCACCGGAAAGAAATTCTGGCCGCTCGATCCGACGCCGGAAGAGGTGGACATTGAAGACATTGCCCACGCACTCTCTCTTGTCTGCCGGTTCACGGGCCACACTTACTGCTTTTACAGCGTGGCCGATCACAGCTTGCGCGTGAGCAAGCTGGCAGAGCAGTTGACGATGGCAGAGCATGGCGCGCTCTCACTCCGCGTGAAGGCGGCCCGCGAGATGGCTCTTTGGGGTCTGTTGCACGATGCCTCAGAGGCTTATCTCTGCGATGTACCCAGCCCGCTCAAGCGCGCGCCTGGCCTGGGGCAGCTCTACAAGGGCTTCGAGCGCAACCTCATGGAAGTTATCAAAGAGCGGTTCGACCTATCGCCCCACGAGCCCGCTGTGGTGAAGCACGCCGATTGCATCTTGCTCAACACCGAAATGCGCGACTTGATGGATGTTCCACCCGCCGATTTGGAGCAATGGCAATGCGGTAGCGAACAGTTGCCGGAGACGATCTATCCGCTCGATCCGCAACACGCCCAGGTGGAATTCATCCGCCGATTCCACTACCTCACAATGGCGTGCAAAGTAGAGCGCATCGCTCAACAGATCAGCTAGAAAAGGCGGCGACATGGACACCTGCGTTGAGTTGAAAACATGCGAGGCTTGCGGCTCTATCTTCACGCGCCCTAGCACTCAGACAAACCCTTACTGCGCGCGTTGCACGGAAATGCTGAAAGACTTCCCGACGCCGGAGAGCCGCAAGCGCCGTGGCCGCCCCGCTACCAAACACCTCAAGCGCAACATCGCTCTCGAAGGAATCACGATCCGCATGGAGGTGGACGCGTGAAGCACACATTCACCGATACGCCCAAGCCAACGCTCACGCGGCCCGAACGGAAGAAAGCCAAGCCCGTGCAAGAACCGGAAGAGATTGAGTTGTATTTCCTCCGCGCCCATGCGCACGGCCTGTTGCGGCGCTACCTATACGCCTCAATGCAACCTTGCCGCGTAGGTTCCACGTTGCGTGACCCGGTGGGCCGTGGATGGGTTTCAAGCCGGCCAATCATGTGCTTTGAAGATGCCGCGATTTTCGTTCACGACATGGAGAAGTGCATCAAGGCTTTGCCCTCACTCGATAGGGACATCCTCAACCGTGTGGTGATTCAGGAGTACACGCAAACCGAGGCGGCCGTGTTGCTTGGCATGGCCGCACGCACGATGTCTTACAAGTTCGCGGCGGCCATGGACCGCCTCACCGCAAAGCTGATCGAGGCGGAACTACTCATCCTGCCCGAGTAACTCAACTCACCCTCAACCCTGTAAGTCACGAAGGAGCACCATGGCAACAGCAGTAAGCCCCGAGTTAGCGGCGAAGAAAGCGGCGGAGACGCCGGAAGCCGCGCCGATGAAAGCGGCCATCACACTGAGCAACCTGAAACACGCTCTCAAGATTGTGGGCATGGCCATTGAGCGCACGGCTACCATTCCGATTCTGCAATGCGTCCGCATGGAGCAAATCACAGACGGCCTGGCGCTCGAAGCAACCAACCTTGACGTGTATGTGCGCGCGGTTGTGAAAGAGTTGGGCGGACCCGAAAAGCCGGTTGTGATTCCGGCGGAGAAGTTCACTGCATGGACCAAGCTCCTGGCCGGTGAGGATGTGAAGATCAGCGCAACAGACCGCCGCGCCACGATGCAATGCGGACGTTCCCGCGCGGTGCTCCCCGTGATGTCGGCGGCAAGCTGGCCCAGCAACGAAGTGTACGGGATGAAGGCCGAAGGCATCACGCTGACCCAGGGTGACTTTGCACGCGCACTGCGCTTTGTCATGATCGCTGTGAGCCAGGAGGAATCGCGCTACACGCTCAACGGCGTGCTACTCCAGGGCGACGGTGAGCGGTTGCGGCTTGTGGCCACGGACGGCCACCGCCTGATGGCCTACACGCTGCCATGCACTGAGAAAATCACCCTGCTACTGCCCAGCCGGTTCATCAAGGCCCTGTTGCCACTGCTCAACGATGAAGACGGCGGAGTCGATCTGTGCTTTAGCGACCGGATGATTCTCTCCAGCATTGACGCGGACATGCGGGTCTATGTGGCGTCAACCAAACTTACCGGACAGTTTCCCAATTGGGAAGCGGTGATGCCCAGCGGCAAGCGCACGGAAATCACCGTCAACGCCAAAGAGATGCTGGCCAGCCTTGAGCGGTGCGGGCTGCTCAGCGATGAACGCTCCGGGTGCGTGAGGCTCACGTTTGATGAGCAGATCACGATTGAGGCGTCCAGTTCGCAGAGCGGCGAAGCAACGGAGACGGTGGACTGCAAAGGGCGGCCGAACGAGAAGCTGTACATAGGCGTCAACGGCGCGTATCTGACCGATCTGGTCAAGCGGCTCGACGGCGAAATCACCATCTCTCTCCCGGACACGAATCAATCGCCACTGCTCATCAAAGCAGACCCGCATGAAGGCGAAACGCTGGGCTACGTTGTGATGCCCATGAGGGTGTGAAGATGCCCTGGGCGAAAGGTAACTACAAGGGCCGTGCGGTGACTGTACCGGCGGCCCACGGCACGGCAACGCGTTACCGGACGGGTTGCCGGTGCGAGGGATGCCGGAGAGCATACGCGGCCGTACAGCGCGACCGCCGCGCCCGCGTGAAACGCAACGAATGCGATTGGACAGTGAGCGCGGATATGGCACGGGAACACTTGATTGAGTTACGCGAGGCTGGCGTGGGCAAGCGCGCGGTGATGGACTGCACGGGCATCTCGGACGTTGTGCTCATGGAGATACGCAACGGCAAGCGCCAGCGCATTCGCCAGAGCACGGAAGAGAAGATTATGCGCGTTACCGAGGATGCCCGATCCGGCGGCGCGCTGGTAAGTGGCAAGCCCTCTACCCGGCTGATTGATGAGCTGATCGGACACGGCTACACGATGGCGCAGTTGGCCACGCACATGGGCTATACAGACAAGCGTCTCCAGTTCTACGGGCACAAGTACGTGACCGCAACGAACGCGATGCGGATAGAGAAAATGCACAAGGTTTTGATGCGCGAAAAGCCGGAGAGCGAGACGCGCGTGGATCGCATGATGAGGCTGGCGGAGCATCGTACGCGCCTTATTGCGTGGCAGAAAAGAAAGGCAGCCTAATGGCACTCAGGGCCGTACCGGATCACCCTAAATTCGCAGACCTGAAAGCCAGGCTAGGACGCCCCAAGTACGTGGCGCTTGGATGCCTTGAGGCTATCTGGCATTTCACCGGCCGGTTCACGCCGCAAGGGAACATTGGCAAGTACACCGATCAGGCCATCGAGGCGTGGGTCGAGTGGGATGGTGAGCCGGGCGCGCTGATTGCCGGGTTGATCGGCGCGGGATGGCTCGATGCCGATCCGGTTCACCGGCTGCTTGTGCATGACTGGGCACAGCACGCGGACAAGGCTACAAAGAACGCTCTTGGCCGTGCTCACGTTGGATTCTGTACGGACCCTGTACGTACTCCGAGTGTACAGAGTACGGACGAAAAGCCCGAATCGGGTACGGTGTCCCGCCTACCGGAGCCAGTACCAGTTCCTGTACCAGTACCAGAGCCAGAGACAAAAGCAAAAGCAAAGGCCGCTCCGCCAAAGGCTCCGCTGTTTGTGTTGCCGGATTGGATTTCCTGTGAAGTTTGGAAGGACTTCGAGGAGATGCGCCGCAAGATCAAGGCACCGCTCACCGACCGCGCCCGCATAAACCTTGTGGCCGAACTCATCCGGATCGAAGCAACGGGCCAACACGCGGAAGACGTGCTCAACCAAAGCATCACGAACAGTTGGCGCGGAGTATTCCCAATCAAGACAGACGGGGGCAGCAATGGACGTGGAGGCGGCAGTTACGGCAATCGTGGCCAGGCAAGAACCAACGGCAATCTCGAAGCCGCTCGATCCGCAGCGGAGGCTATCGCTGGTCAAGGTCATGACTGGGTTGGCGGAGGCCCGGCAAGCATCCGTGAGCGCGGAGACGTTGAAGCTGTACAGCGCTCATCTCTGTGACTTCGATCCCGGCGACGTGCGGGATGTTGTGCGCACGTTGGCCATGCGCAAACGCGCTGAGGGTGAGACAGCTTTCCCCGCCCTGGGCGATCTGGTAGAGCCGTTGGAACGGAAGCGGGAACGCCGGCGGGAAGAGAACAAGCGGGCCGGCCAAAGGCAAGCGGAGATTGCGGAGTTTTGGCGCATGGTTCCCGGATGGATGGAAATCACCGGCCAAAGTGAAGCGGAAATTTTAGAGCGTTGGCCCAGCTTCAAGGGCACGAAATCGAGGGTGTGATGGCAGAGCAATCCCAGTTAGATGTGAGCAGATGGCAAGCGGCAACGCGCGGGTTTCAGTACACTCCGGCGCTCTGGTTTTTCTATCGCATGATCGAGGTCGCGTTCTTGGATGCGCGCACGATCTACCCGGCCAGTGCGCCTGGGCAGAGGACGGAAGCCGCGCCGTGTGCGCCGCCGCCGCTGTTGAGCGGGATGGCCGTGCCCATGGTTGTTTCCGACGACGAACCGTTGCCGGCATCGGCGCTGAAGTATCCCGGCCGGCCCACGGATGAGGCGTTGCTTGCGCGCGATTGGATTGCACGGTCTGAGGCCGCGCCTACGTGGGTGTATGCGTTCGGAGCATCGCATGAGTTCTTGAGCTTTCCGGAGTGCTGCCAGATGTTGGGGCTCGATCCGGATGTGGAGAGAGCGGCCTTGCTGGAAGTAATTGACAAGGCTGTGGACAGTGACAATGACGAAGCCTGGGCGCGCTTGGATGAGCTGAGCACGCGTGAGCCTCAAGACGACGTGGAGCCGCTGTTCGATGCTCCTCGGGTTGTGCCGGCGCTGGATCAACTGGCGCTGTTCGCGTAAGGGAGAACGATGAAGGTCACGAGAGAAGAACTAGCAAAACGCGCAGCGAATTTGGTTCACGCCGCATACAGCGCCGGCTGGGCCGGTGGAATCAGGCGCATGGAAGGCGAGGTGTTGAAGCCGAAGACAACGCCGTCCAGCTTGCTTGACAGGTTTGTTGAGGTGTACGGCGAAGTGCCGTTGCGAGGATCGATGATCGGACCCGGTGTGAAACTGTGGCGCGATTACTACGAGTGGACCGGCGAACACATGATTCTCACTGATGAAGGATGGGAGCCGGGCGAAGTCAAACAGAGCTACGTGGATATGGCCGAGGCGGAAGGCTTGCCGCTGTCTTCATTCATACAAGACGAAGTGAACGCGCCGAAAGAGGACAGCAATGGGTGAAGTGAAAGAGAGGCCGATTCTATTCAGCGGTCCGATGGTCCGCGCATTCCTTGAGGATCGCAAGACGAACACGCGGCGCGTAATCAACTTTGACACGGTAGGCAACAGAGAACAAAGCCGCAATTGCTTCGGACCTGACGGATACGACACGGTGGGTGAGAAGAGCATCATTCGTGTTCCTTGGACGGCTGAAAGTTTGAAGCATCTTCTTGTCTGCCCATTCGGAGAAGTGGGCGACCGGCTGTGGGTGAAAGAAACATACTTCGCGTGGCGCTGCAAAACCTACACGTCAGAGGGAATGACCGAAGGCCCCGAACAGTGCGTGTATGCCGCAGACGGCGGAACGTTGCTCAATGGTGCGAAATGGCGGCCGTCGATTTTCATGTTCCGCAGGTTTTCTCGCATCACGCTTGAGATTACCAATGTGCGGGTGCAACGGTTGCAGGAAATCACAGAGGAAGATGCACAGGCCGAGGGCGCTCTATTCCATGACGGCGGCGGCATCGGTCACAGCGGATGGAGGCATGACATAAACCACGGCTTTGTATATGCAAATGCCCGCACTTCATTTGCCAAACTTTGGGATTCCCTCAACGCGAAACGCGGATTTGGATGGGACAAAAACCCGTGGCTGTGGGCGCTGAGCTTGCGCCGCGTGAAAGAGGGTGAGTGATGGGCGAAGTTACGAAAATTGCGTGGTGCGATCACACGTTCAATCCATGGATCGGCTGCACGCGCGTATCGCCGGGCTGCCAGCACTGCTACGCGGAGACGCAAAACGAGCGGTGGAATTGGAACGGCGGAGGATGGGGGCCGGGCACAACGCGCCATGTTACGGCCGATGCGAACTGGGCGAAGTTGAGGCAATGGGATCGCAAGGCACAGCGCGATGGAGTGAGACGCCGTGTATTCGTGGCTTCACTCGCGGATGTGTTTGATGTTGAAGCACCATACGGAGCGCGTGAGCGTTTGTGGTCTGAGATTGAAGCGTGTCTCCATCTTGAGTTTCTGTTACTCACGAAGCGCCCACAAAACTGGATTGCAATGCTTCCATTGCAGTGGTTGGATAACTGGCCGCCGCATGTGCGCTTGGGATTCACGGCGGAGGATCGGGAGCGGTGGGAAGATCGCGCAAAGATTGCGCTCGATTTTCGGCTGACAGTGAGAGGGTGCTTGCCGTTCTTTGTGAGTTGTGAGCCTCTGATTGGCGCAATCGATCTTCAGTTAGTTCAACTGCCCGGCCCCAACCAACTTGCACAACATGACTGTGCTGTTGATTTGACAACCGCGCGCATCAATGAACGCCCATTTATCGGACAGGTAATCGTGGGCGGTGAGAGCGGCGCAGATGCGAGGCCGATGCAAGCCGATTGGGCGCGTAGCTTGAGGGATCAATGCACCCATGCCGGCGTGCCGTTCTTTTTCAAGCAATGGGGCGAATGGATGCCAACCACCGATCCTAGCATTGCCAAGGCGCGCGGAATCCCACTTGAGCGGTGCATGAGCTACGTCGGCAAGAAAGCGGCCGGTAACCTACTTGATGGCCGTGAGTGGCTGGAGTTCCCGAAGTGACACAGACAAATAATCTCGCCGCTGTTACGTTACCGGAGGAATGATGAAAAAGTCGTTAGCTCAGAAGATCGTAGATGCAATCCTAGAGGACCAAAACGACCGGCGCGGATTCCGGCACAACTGGGAAGCCATTGATGAGGACGTTCAAGTCGAGTGCATCGATTCGTGGGTAAAGATCACGCAAAAGAAGCTCGATGCTGAGAAGCGCAGCGAGTAACGTCGCGAACGCAGGATTACCAAGAGAGGCCCGGATCCGGCTGGGCTTTCTCTTTTGGGCGTGGTGATCCCGGTTGGGCTCGAACCAACAACCCTCAGCTTAGAAGGCTGATGCTCTATCCATTGAGCTACGGGACCGCCGTTTTCAGTCTACCCGAACCGTGACTTGCCTTAATTCGGGAATTTTCTCACTCTGAAAGTGGACAGCTTTAGAAAACAAACACTTTCTTGCTAGGTTTTCGGGTTTGGTTACAGGTTTGGTTACAGGACATGAGAAATAGCCTTTCAGTTGCCAAGATTCGCGGATTGGAGCCTCAAGCGAAACGCTTTGAGGTTTCAGACGGCCGCGGCTTGGCTCTGGAGGTTAGCCCGAGCGGTTTAATGGCGTGGCGTTGGCGCTATATGCTCCGTGGACGGCCCTCAAAGATCAACCTGGGCCGATTCCCTCACTTGAGCCTTGCGGACGCACGACAGCGCCGCGACGTGCTTTTGGCGGCTGTTCGTGAAGGCCGATCCCCGGCAGAACAGCGCCGCGCGGAGCAACAGTCTCAAGGCATGACGTTTGAACGGTTTGCGGAGCTGTGGTTGACACGGCAAGTGAGCCGCAAGCGTGAGGATTTGAAGCCGATCCGGCGCTATTTGAACCGCGATATTTACCCGGTGATCGGCAAAAAACCATTGGCAAGCGTTGAAAAGAAAGACTTTCGGGAAATCATCGAGCGCAAGATGGACGCCGAACACCCGCAAGCCGCGTTGGCTCTGCGCAACATCTTCAAACGGATCTGGGATTACGCGGTTGAGTGTGAAATCACAGACAAAAGCGCCGATGTGATGATTCCAAAGGCGAAATACGTTGCTGAGAAGTCAGAACGGAGTCGGGCGCTCAAAGAGGCGGAGATTCGGTTGTTTCTGCGCGCCCTTGAAACAGCCCGGCTCAAACCGCAGTTGAAAGACGCTTTGCTCTTGATTTTGTTGACATTAGTCCGCAAAAGCGAGTTGCGGCTTGCGCGTTGGGTGGAGTTCGATCTTGAGCGCGCAGAGTGGGCGTTGCCGGAAGAGCACAGCAAAATGGATACCGCGCTTGTGATCCCGTTGAGCCGGCAAGCGGTTGAGGCGTTGCGCCGGCAACGGGAACGCTATCCATCGGCAACGGTTGTGTTCCCCATGCACGGCGCGTTGCACACGCCATTTGCGCCCAGCACATTGAATCGGGCGCTCAAGCGTATCCCTGTGAAGATTGAACACTTTACGGTTCACGATCTACGCAGAACAGCGGCAACCAACCTGGCCGAGAAAGAGTTCAACGAGGCTTGGATTGAGAAGGCGTTGAACCACAACAAGAAAGGCGTGGCCGGCATCTACAACCGCGCACAGTATGCAGCTCAACGCAGTGCGATGTTGCAGCAATGGGCTGATTACTTGGACACACTGAAAGGCTAAATGATGGCTTACGAATACGTGAAGCGGTATTACAACGTGCCAGCAGAACCTGGGACACGGGTCACCCTCAACGAACCTGGATGCAAAGCCAAAGACGGTGTGATTGTGCGTAAGTCTTGTTATGACAGTCATGTGCATGTGCGCTTCGATGGAACAAAGTTCGATGTGCCATGCCATCCGCAAGGATTGATCTACCATCCCCGCGTGCCCGGACCACCCCAACCACCCCGGACGAATGAGCACGCGGTTGCATAATTGGCGCGGTTTCGAGCCACACAGGTAACACAGAGATAGAGGGCGGTTGCGGGATGGGACGGCTTGAGGGCCGGTGCGCTGTGAGGCTTTGCCTGTATATCCAGATTCCCGAAAGGGCCAACCGCCAACTCTATTGGAGGATCACAAGCGTAACCCATTGACAGCGTAGCAGTTGTGAGCACACACGGAGATGGTCTATCAGTGAGGCAAGCCTCGCGGGTCCTTCCCCGTATGGCTCATCTGAGGGTGACGCATGGCCCCACGTGTGCCCTAGCGCCAGGGATTTTTAACCTCATTTCCGTTTCCGTGCCTATGCCTAAGCCTGAAAACCCGCGCAATTACTCCGCCTTGCCCGTTTCGGACGTTGCGGAGCTGCTTGGAGTCACTGACCGGCAAGTCCGCAACTGGATCAAAGACAAAGGCTTACAGTCCAAGAGCGATCCGCGCGGCCTGATGCTGGACTGGCCCACCACGCTCCGGTGGTACGTGGCCTATCAGGCGGACAAAAACGGCGGAAACGGCGGAAATCGCCGCCCGAATCCCGGCCAGGATGGTTCCGAATTGCCTTCCGAGACGCTGGAAGAGGCGATTTTGCGAAAAACCATGGCCGAAGCGGACCTGAAAGAGCTTCAACTTGCCCGCGAACAAGGTCAGATTGTCGCCATTACCGATCTGGAGCGCGTTCTTGCCAACTCCAACCGCTCCATTCAAACCCAAGTCCTCGCCCTGCCCGCCGGCCTCGCTCCCCAGCTCATCGGCATGGATGATCGTCAGAAGATTTTCAACCTGATCGACCGGAGTTGCCGTTCGCTGCTCAGCAACCTGGCCAACATCGATGCCATCCGCCAGGCCCGCGCCCAGGAGCCGGAATCGGAAGAGGAATGATCCGGCCCCGCCAGCCCTACCAAACCAGCCCCGAGGGTATGGCCGCCACGGGCCGCGCTTTCAACAAGGCGCACAAGATGTTTTTGCCGCCCGCGCCCCTCACCCTCTCCCAATGGGCGGATGAGTACGCCCACATTCCCAAGGAAAACTCAGCGGCTCCCGGAAAGTTCCACACCTCCACGCTGGAGTATCAGCGCGGCATCATGGACGCCATCACCGATCAGGACACCGAGACGGTTGTCTTGATGCTGGCCGCGCAGTCCGGAAAAACGCAGTGCGCCAACCTCAACCCCATCGGCTACTACAGCCATTGGGAGCCGTCGCCGATCCTGTGCGTACAGCCCACCCTGGCCGAGGCGGAGAAGTTCTCCAAAAACCGCATCGCCAAGATGATCCGCGATACGCCCGTGCTCCGCGAACTGTTTCCCTCGCCGCGCTCACGGGACTCCGGCAACACGCTGCTCAATAAAGAATTCCCCGGCGGCGTTCTTGTCATAGTCGGCGCGAACTCCCCGCTGGGTCTGCGCGGCCTTCCTGCGCGCGTCATCCTCATGGACGAGGTAGATGGATACGAGGAGTCAGCCGGCACGGAAGGCGACCCGGTTGACCTTGCGAAAAAGCGATCCACCAAGTTTTGGAATCGCAAGATCGTCCTCACCTCGACGCCGCATATCAAGAACCTATCCCGCATCGAGCGCGCCTTTGACTCCAGCGACAAACGGTACTACTACGTGCCGTGCCCTCAATGCGGTGAGATGCAAAAGCTGGAGTGGCCGCGCCTCAAGTGGAAAACCGAAGACATCGCCGTGAACTCACGGCCGCGCGTGGTCGATTGGTACTACGTCTGTGTCAACGGTTGTGAAATCCGCGAACGCTCCAAGCATGAGATGATCCGCAGCGGATCGTGGCGCGCCACCGCCGTGAGTCACGACGGCAAGACGGCCGGATTCCATCTCAATGCGCTCTACGGCGTTGTCGATTGGTTGAACCTCATTCAGGAGTGGCTCGAAGCGCAGACATCTCTTGAGCGGATGAAAGTCTTTGTGAACACGAACCTCGCGGAGACGTGGGAGATTCGTGGCACCGGCGCGAACATGACAGAGCTGGAAAAGCGTCTGCGCTTCGCACGCGAACCGCTTCCCTCCGGCGTTCTGTGGCTCACCGCCGGCGTCGATACTCAGGACAATCGCCTGGAATGTACGGTGTGGGGATGGGGCCTTGACGATGAACGATGGTCCATCGAACACAAGGTATTTCCCGGTGACACATCGTTGCCCGAAACCGATCCGGCCAGCCCGTGGGCCGCGCTCCGTGAGTACCTGTTGGAAGACTGGGAACACGCCCTGGGCGTTACGATGCGCATCTCTACCGCGCTCATTGACTCCGCCGGCCACGCCACGGAACGGGTGTACGCATTCACGCGTAAAAACGAGTTGCGCCGCTGGCACGCCATTGTAGGCCGCGCCGGCATCGGCAAGCCCTTGATTAGCTCTGGAAACCGCGTCGGCCCATATAAAACGCTGGTCTACACCGTGGGCACTGACACCGCCAAGGAAGATGTATTCACATCGTTGCGCGTCCACAATCCCGGTTCGCAGTATACCCATTTCAGTGATGCGCTCGATGCTGAGTATTTCCGTCAACTCACTGCGGAAAAGTTCGTCATCACCAAAAAAGACTTTCAGACCGTTGGTAATTGGGTTAAGACCGGCGAACGCAATGAGGCTCTCGATTGCGCCGTCTACGCCCGCGCCGCCGTATCCGTGCGCCGGCCAAACTTCCGCAAGATAGCCCGTAGCCTATTCCGCGCGGCGGAAAAGATTCGCCTTGAGCGCGAGGCCGCCGGTATGCCGGCTCCCGCGCCCGCCGAGGATTACATCGGATCGGATGGGGAATCAGTTGAAAGCGAAACGCCGTCCGATTGGGCACAGAAGACAGCCGACACCGCTGTGAAACTCGCAGAGGTGCTTACCCAGGCAGCTAAACCCGCTCCCATGCGCCGGCGGCCCTCCGCAGCATCCCGGCTCCGCAACTTTGGCCGGACCCTCTAAAAAGAAATCACTCGGTATCGTGCTCGCCGTCACATATCGAGCTATGATTGCATCGTACGATACAAACAGATCAGGAAAGAGAGAGCACGATGAAAGACAAGATCACAGAGCAGCAGTACCTCGATTTTCAAGCCGCGTTCGATTTCTTCAACGCTCAGCTCTTTGCGGACACGCTCCCTCAAGTGCTGGTCACCTTGCAGCGTCACGCCAAGGCGCGCGGATACTTCGCGCCGGAACGCTTCCATGGACGCGGGAACAAAGTCACCATCCATGAGATTGCGCTCAACCCCGATTGCTTCTGTGATGAGACAGACGAGCGCATTCTCTCTACCCTGGCTCACGAGATGGCTCACCTGTGGCAGCAAGCCCACGGCCGCGCTCCGCGCCGTTGCTATCACGACCGCGAGTGGGCGGGGAAGATGAAAGCTATTGGCTTGCAGCCCACCACGACGGGTGGTCCGGATGGCAAAGAGACAGGCCAGCACGTCACCCACTTTGTGGTGAAGGATGGTCCCTACGCCCGCGCCTATGCCAAGCTCAAGGCCAAGGGCCTCAAGCTCCGCTGGGAGTCGCCCGCGCCCATGGCCGCCGAGGCCAAGGCCAAGAACGAAAGCAAGACAAAGTTCACATGCCCATCGTGCGAACAGAACGCTTGGGCAAAGCCGGATGCCGTGCTGATCTGCGGCAACTGCTTTGAAGATGATCCCAGCGACCCGCAAACCATGCTTGCCAACGCTTAAAAGCTCTAAATTCGCGCTAAATCGCCAAGGTTGCCCATAGTCAAGTTATGGGCAACTTACTCAATCCAGCTACGCCGATCAACCAATTCTATGATTCCGATATTCCGCTGGAGCCCACCGACCTCCGCGCCGGCGATTCATGGAATTGGATGCGCGTGTTCCCTGATTTCCCCAGCGGACTCTACCAGCTCAAGTACATCCTCAACAGCGCGAACAACCGCTTTGTGATCGATGGAACGCTGGCCACGAACCCGCCCATTATCGCCGATAGCGACGGTCAATCCTTCGATATTCAAGCGCCCGCAACGCTCACCAACGGATGCCCGGCCGATACCTATCAGCTTGCGGCCATCCTGATCGGCATTGCGGGCACCACGGCCGCCGGTGAGCAAGTCACCTTGCCGTTGCAAGACGTGTGCGTGTCGCCGAACCTGGCCGCCGCCACCGGCCCCGTGGATACGCGCTCCAACGTCAAGAAAAATCTTGACGCCGTTGAAGCGTGTCTCCTGGGCAACACCGACCCCAGCGTCTCTGAGTACATGATTAACGGCCGCCAGCTCCGCCGCTTTCCCCGCGCCGACCTCATCAAAGAGCGTTCGTTCTGGCGCGCACAATACAAAGCCGAACTCCGCGCCAAGGGTGAGTATGCCCCGCGCCGCGTAATTGGTTTCCGTTTCACAACGAGTCTGTAAGGGAGCCGCATGGCACACGTTGAACCCATCAATCGCAGCATCGTTTCCCGCTTCCGTGGCGCTATCGATGTGTTCCTTGGCAAGCGTTCGCTCACTTCCGATTCCACCCTGGCTCAACTCGGCGGTTCCAACGGATACTCCGGCTTTCAGGCTGCAAAGCAAAACCGGATGAGTGTCGATTGGCCCTCCGCCTCGCGCTCCGCCGACCAGGACTTAATGGTCGATCTGCGCAAGCTCCGCGCCCGCGCCCGCGATCAGGCCATCAATTCGCCTATTGCTTCCCGGTTCCTGGGCATGGTGCGCGCCAACGTTGCCGGCCGCCACGGCGTCAAGCTGGCGTTCAAGGTTGCCCAGGTGCGCAAGAGCAAACAGAGCAACGGACTTGATGAAAAGGCCAATGATGAGTTGCGCCGCGCGTGGCGTGAGTGGGGCAAGAAAGGCTCCTGCACCGTCTGTGGCCGCTACTCATGGCGCGAGGTGCAACGGCTCATCACAGAGAACACAGGCCGCGACGGAGAGCAGCTTATCCGCAAAGTCTACGTGCCCAAAACCGTCAACCCGTTCGGCTTTCAGATACAACTGATCGACGCCGATCAGCTTGACGACAATTACAACCTCATGGGCCGCGCTGATGGCACACAGATACGCATGGGCGTCGAGGTGGACGCCAACCAAAAGCCGCTGGCTTATCACATCTTTCAGGGCAACCCCTACGAGGCGTCGTTCGGTAGCTCCAACCGTGTGCGCGTTCCCGCCGATCAGATCATTCACTGGGTCATAGCCCACCGCACCGGCCAGACGCGCGGTTATCCTTGGATGGCTTCCGGCATGGGCCAATTGCGAATGCTTGACGGCTACTTCCAGGCGGAACTGGCCGCCGCGCGCATCGGCGCTTCCATCATGATGTCTATCGAGACGGCCAAGGACGCCGATCCCGACGCCGATGAAATTGAAGGCGACGGCGTCAACGCCGATGGTTCCAAGGCTATCGACATCGGCATCGGCAGCGCCCTTGACCTCACGGGCACCGGGGCCACCCTCAACAATCACACGCCCACACATCCCACCAACGCCTTTGACGCCTTCACAAAGCAATCGGGCCGTCTTGTCTCATCCGGTTTCAACGTCCCTTATCACTCGCTGTTCAACGATCTGAGCGGCGTCAATTACAGTTCCGCGCGCATCGGCGAGATGGAGGTACGCGAATTCTGGATGGAGATGCAGACCTCGTTTATCGACAACGTGACAGAGCCTATTTACGATGCGTGGCTCGGCGCTGCTCTTCTCAATCAAGCTGTTGCGCTGCCCTTTTCTGATCGCAAGCGGTTCTGCGGTGAATTCATCAAGTGGGAGCCGCGCCGCTGGCCGTGGATCGATCCATTGAAGGATGTACAGGCCAACACCCTGCTCGTGCAAAACGGCTTTGAGACGCACGAAAGCATCCTCAACAGCGTGGGCCGTGACTTGGAAGAAACCTACACGTCACTGGCGCGTGAGCAGGAACTTGCCGACGACTTAGGCATCGCGCTTGGCACCGATATTCGCGGCCAGGGCACAAGCGAAATCAATAACGAAGATGAGACGCCGGAAGATGCCACCGGCGAGGCCCCTAAAGAGGAAGACGAAAAGCCCACGTCGCCCGCAAAACCCGCCAAGCCAAAGGCCGGCGCAAAGCCCGCGCCCGGCAAACCGAAAGTGAAACCCGGCCGCAGTCTCACGCGCGGGATGCACCCAGCCAATGCGGCCCTGTGGGACCTGACGAAAGAGGAAAACGAATGAAGAGCTTGTTACGAATTGCAGCCATTACCCTCGCGATGCTTGCCGGAATCGCATCGCTCCCCGCGCAGACCGTGAAGACTGTACCCTGTTCGTCTTTGGTTGCCGGTACGCAAGGCACGGTGACTGTGACCGCTTCCGACCTTGGCGGCTTGACGCCTCTCACGGGCATTGTGTCCTTTCAGCCAACGTTGGCAAATGGCGTAGCAGCCAGTTACCAGATGCCGAACGGCGGCCAGTCCATCTCTCTAGCCTGCACAGCCTACGCGGTAGACGGCGTGTTTTCAATCACCCTTCCCGACGTTACTTTGACCACGCCTCCGAATCTGTGTTTCAAGGTAACCGCGCAGCTCAACGGCGCACAGGTTCTGGGCCCGGGCTATTCATGCGTTCAACCGCATGGCACCGCAACCTCGCCAACCGATTGGTGTCAGGCCGGCGTATGCAACTTCGATAACTACATCCCCGTGCTGACTATCCCGCAAACCAGCTTCCCCGGATTACCTGGGCCGCCAGACATGATCGGCATGTGGAATTCGATGGTGAGCAATAACATCACCGCTGGTGGTTCCATCACGCCCGTTGCGCTTACCGATGCGGCGGTGGTCACATGGAACGCTACGAACCCTAACCTCAACGCGGCGACGTTGCCGCTCTACGCTCTGGCCGGTCCGCAGAACAACTGCGGTGCCGCGCCGCTGCAATCGTGCGTGCCGACTGCGGACGGTCTCACCGCGCGCACCATCAACCTCACAGGCATGGTGGCCGGAGGGCGTTACATGCTCGTCCTCAATGCCATGGGCGAGGCCGCCGGCGCGCAGACCGTCACTCTCGGATCGGGTTGCACATGGCAATGGTCCGTGGGGAATGTGTCCATGTCTGGAAATAGCTTTGTAATTCCCACCTGGGTCAATTTCAGCACGCTCGTGGTGTGGAGTTATGACGGCAAAACTTGCGCCGGCACTGTGGTTGACTAACCCACCGCATCGTGGTTTCGATGCCTCAACCCATTCCCAAGGAGGGAATATGAAATTGAAATTTGCGGTTTTCGGTTTGGTCTGTGCATGTGCGCTGGCGTTGGCTGTTTCGTTCTCCGGCGCGCAGAGCGTACAGCAGACGCCCATCGCTTATGACACGCTGGGCCATCCCATCTACGGCGGCCTCGATTGTGTTTCCAAGACGGCCCCGGCGGTTTGCGCCAACGACCTCACCGGCTCCGTGGTTGTGGCGGCTGGCGCTACCACCGTGGTGGTCAACGACTCTGCGGTTGCGTCCGGGTCGCACATCATTGTGCAGGAAGATTCCTCGCTGGGCACCAACCTGGGCGTTACCTGCAATGTCACCCCGGCCACCGCGCCGCCCACCGTCTCCGCGCGCGTCATCGGTACCAGCTTCACCATCACCACGACCGCGCCTACCACCAACCCGCGCTGTTTCAGCTTCCACTTGTTCAGCTAAGTCGAAAGAGCGCCAATGACTCCGTACTATGAGCACGCGGGTATCACCATCTATTGCGGGGATTGTCGCGAGGTGTTAGGGGGGGGCAGCGTGAAAGCTGCTCTCCTCTGCACCGATCCGCCGTACGGCATCGGCGCGGCGCGACATAAGTTTGGCGGCCACGGCGTCAAGCAACATCACACTGGCCTGGCGGCCGGAAAGATGATTGCGAAACGCGATTACGGCGACGGCGTTTGGGACGATGCGCCGCCCGATGCGGAGCTGATAGACCTCATCCGCTCATGCGCGCCGTACCAGATCATATTCGGCGGCAATTACTTTCAACTCCCACCCTCCAAGTGCTGGCTGGTATGGGATAAGTTGCGCGGCAATACAGACTTTGCCGACTGCGAACTGGCATGGACCAATCTCAACAAGGCTGTGCGCCGCATCGCCTATCGGTGGAATGGGTTTCTTGTGCAGCCCGGCTGCAAGGATGTGCGCACCCATCCCACACAGAAACCGCAAGACGTAATGCGCTGGGCCATCCTGCAAGCGCCCGACACGTGTAAGTCCGTGCTCGATCCATTCATGGGCAGTGGCACCACGCTGGAAGCTGCCAAGGCCCTGGGCTTGTCTGCCATCGGCATTGAGCGCGAGGAGCGTTACTGCGAAATCGCAGCTCAGCGGCTCAGCCAGGAAATGCTCATCACTGTGTGACCCGAAATTAGCGGGGTTTTTCCATTCCGCCGCACAGTGAAGTTATGAGCACTAAGAGCATACCGGCGGCGCTTCCGATGCAGTATCGGGCCGCAAAAATAGACGCGGAGCCGAAAGAGGGCGAACGGCTGTCCGGCCCCGATCCGGGCCGGTTTCGCTTTGCCGTCTCCAGCGAAACCCCGTATCTGCGGAATTACTGGGAGGGCGCGGCGAATGAGATTCTTCAGCACGACAAGAAAAGCATTCGCACGGATCGCCTCGATTCCGGCCAGGTTCCCAATAACTTCAATCACGATCCCAATAAACAACTCGGCGTTGTTGACAAGTACGAAATCAAAGACGGCCGGCTTGTGGTTGAGGGTCCGTTCAGCCGCTCGGCGTTTGCGCAGGAAAAGCGCCAGGACTACGACGACAAGATTCTTACGTCCGCATCCGTGGGTTACCGCGTTCACAAGATGGTCCGCACTGAGGATGAGGATAACCCCGATGCGCCCGACGAATGCCGTGTGACCGATTGGGAGCCGTTCGACGCATCGCTTGTCACCGTGCCCGCCGATCCCACGGTCGGTGCGGGCCGCTCTGAATCCGGCGACCAAAACTTCCCGGTTGAAATTGAAACCGTCTTGCGGCGGAGCGCTGACCCGGCTCCCGTTGCACAACCCTCCATCGTTGTTCCACCCGCACAGGAGAAAAGAAACATGGCCGAAACGGCTGAGAAAACCGCAGCGGAACTTGAGCTTGCGCGGCGCAATGACATCATGGCCGTTGCGACCGATTCCGATTTCCGCAAGTACGTCACCATTGACGAGGCTCAGAAAGCCATCGCCGATAACACCTCCTCGGACAAGTTCCGCGACCTCGTCTCCCGCAAGATTTGCGCGGCCAACGATGCCAGCAAGGTGGGCACCGCCGGCAGCAACCTTTTCGGCGAGATGGATAAGTCCGATCAGAAGCGGTTCTCCGTGTTCCGGTTGGTTCGTTCGCTCACCAATGCGGCCCGCCCCGGCTCTTTCTCTGCAAGCCTGTGCGATGCGGCCCTTGAGCGCGAGTTCAGCGATGAACTGAAAAAGAGGCTCAAGATCACCACGGAAGGCCCGCTGATTCCGGACTCAATGTCGCGCGCTCTCGGTACGCAGGGCATCGGTAGCGGAGCCGGTCAGATTGCGGTCACCTCCGAAGCCGCCGCCGTGGCAACCTACACGCGGCCGGAAGTCATCGAGATTCTGCGCAATCGTCCGCGCGTTGAGCAGCTTGGCGCGCGCCGCCTGGGCGGGTTGACCGGGGTTATCCGGTTGCCGCGTCAGTCCGGTGCCGGCACTGCGCAGTGGGTGGGTGAGGGTGCGGCTGTGACTCCCTCCGATCTGTCCATGGATTTCATTTCCGTGACTCCGCATCGCATCTCGACGCAGACCGCATGGACCGTGGAACTGTTGGCTGAAACCGCGCCCGATATTGAGGGCCTGGCCCGCGCCGATCAGGACAGGGTGATTCTGTTGGCCCTTGACCTGGCCGCGCTCAGTGGCCCCACCGGCGGCGCAAACCCGGTTGGCCTGATGAACCTCACCGGCCTCACGCTGCTTTCGCCCTCCGGCACTGCATTCGGTGACGGCGGCAAGCCGCTCACCTGGGCTGACATTCTGGCATTTGAATCCACCGTTGCAGCCGCCAACGCGGATGTGGCTACCTCCGGATTCATGTTCACGCCGGAAGTGCGCGCCCAGCTCAAAGCAACGCCGAAGTTTGCATCCGGCTATGCTCTCCCGATCTGGGATGACGGCCCCAAGGACCCGCTGGGAATCGACACGCAAGGCCCCGCCGGCTATCGCGCGGCCGTCACCAACCAGCTCGCCAAGAACGGAACCAAGGCGGGCGTAACCGGCTCCATCCTGCACAACGCCGTCTTTGGCGATTGGGGCCAGTTGATCGTTGCCGATTGGGGCGCGCGTGAGGTGGTTGTCGATCCGTACACCCAGGCCGCCAGCGGCGCGATTGTTGTCACTCAGCGCGCGCTGCACGACATCGCTTGCCGGCACGTTGCGGCTTTCGTTGCCAACCCCTACATCGCAATCTCGTAATCCAACCGCAACACAGTAACAACCAAAGGCGGGGCCGCAAGGCCCCGTACTTAAACCCTGAAGAGGTAATCGATGCTTACAGCAAACAAAGGAAACAAAACCGTCAAGGCCGTGTTGCGGGTTGACATGGTTGTGGACGGTGAGCGCATGGAAAAGGGCGAAGTGGTTGAGATGTCCGGCCACAACTTCAAGTACCTTCTCCAACACGACCGCGTAGCCGAGGCAACCGGCGAGAACGTCGCCGCCGTCAAGGCGGAAATCAAGTCCACCGAAGAGGCCGCCAAGCGCGCCGCGCAACCGTCCACCGAGGAAGTTCTCAAGGCCCGCATTGCCAACCTCGAAACAGAGCTGGCCGTCGCAAAGAAAGGCAAGTAACGTGACGGCAATCACCCTCACCCAAGCCGGCGTTTTTAACGGCCAGATTCATAACGCCGGAGACACGGTGGACGTGTCCGACGGAGACGCGGCCTGGATCGTCTCCGCCGGGCGCGCGGTCCTGGCCACAAGCGCCACGGTCACCGCCGCAACCATCGCAGCCGACACCGCTGCGGTCGCCGCCGCGCAAACTCAGCTTACCGCCGATCAATCCACCTTCAACGCTACGCAGGATGCGTTGACCAACAATCCGAACTTCTAGGCGCGCTCATGTTTGGTGATTCCGATCTGCACGTATTCTTCGATGACTTTGGCCAACAGTATCCAGTGATCTGGAATAACGAGCCGGCCGTGAACGGAATCCTTGACACGTCTACCGATGTTTTCTCCCACGGAGGCGGCCCCGGCGGATTCGAGCGCAACACGATAGTGCTGCACATTCCGTACAACGCTTTCACGGCCACGCCCAAACCTCTTGACCCCATCACCGTGGGCGGTGTCTCGTACACCGTCCACTCCCTGCCTGAATCGCGCGACATGCAGGTCACAGAGCTGTATCTCAAGCGCGCATGAGGCGCTATGCAAACCGGATTAACGAATCGAATGTTGCACGTTGAAAGGAACGTCAACCATGAGCAAGAGCGTGAATTCAGTCACCCTGCTGGGCAACGTAGGCCAGCCGCCGGAAACCAAAGCATCGCAAAATGGAACGTTGCGGACGACGGTCTCCATCGCAACCAACGAACGGAAGAAAGTCCCCAACAGCGATAAGTGGGAAGATCACACCGAGTGGCATTCGGTGATCCTCTTTGGCCGCCTGGCTGAAATCGCCCGCGACTACCTCCGCAAAGGCTCCAAGGTCTACATCTCCGGCCGCCTCCGCACCATCTCCTGGGAAGACGACACCCAACAGAAACGCTGGAAAACCAACATCGTTGCTGAGGAGCTTGTCTTGCTCGACAGCAAAGACTCCGGCCCGGCCAAGGTGCCCGATGAAGCGTACAGCGGGGCGTTCTGATGAGTTTCTGTGACCGCCTCATTATCTTCGCTCGCATCTTCTTTGGGGCCATCGAAAGCCGCAAGCGTTTGCGGGTCAAGCTCTCTGTGATTGGAGCCGGTGCCCGCGAATGCTTTGGAAAGGAACGGTGGCTCTGATGGCACAGACCATCTGGACACAGGCCGCAACGGCCATCATGACCGCACTCAACGCCATCGGCGCGCCCGCTACGTTCTACCGGGCGCGCTTTGAGGCTGTGGGTAACACTGAAACCGCCGGCAACCTCTACCCCACCAAAATCGATTGCAAGTATGAGTGCGCCCAGGACTCCGTAAAGATCGACGCCACAATGGTGGTACGCGCCAATATCGCCGCAACCAGCGAAGTTGACCTGGCCGCCGATCCGCTTGTGCAGTGGGCGTGGACTCAAATCCGCCGCGACCCCACGCTGGGCCAACTTGTGGAAGATGTCTACGTCGATAACATCGAAATCGGCTACGTGGACAAGTCCGCAAGCGACCAAGTTTGCGTGGATATGACGATCCGGGTTGAAGTAGAAGTAGACAGAAACAACCCGGCAGTCAATAAGACGTACCTGAGCTAACGCTCGCAACAAGACGTACGGCTCTCAGTTGTGAGCCTGGAGGAATAAGAAATGTCTTTGCTTGTGCCTACAGTAACCGTCACCCCAGCGCCTACTACCGTCACCGCAGTGCAGGCGGTTGCGGTCACTGTTGCCGTCACCGGCACAGGTGCCACACCCACCGGCGCTGTGAAAATCGTCAGTGGCGCATTCGCATCTGCCGCCGTGGACTTGGTGGCCGGCTCCGCAATCATCGCCATCCCGCCCGGCGCATTGGCGGTGGGCGTCAACGCACTCACCACAACCTACACGCCCGATGTGAATAGCGATGCTGTGTATACCGGAGGCACCGGAACGGCCAATGAGACGGTAACCGCCGTCAATGTGACGCCCTTAAAACTGCAAGGCTATCAAGCGCAGTTGGGCTACGTTCCGGCCGCCGGCGGAGCCATGCAGATTCTTGCCGGCCTCAAGGACCTTGACGGCGAGTTCAAGGCGGATGAGTTGGATTCGAGCGACCATGGCGGATCGTGGAAGGGCCGCATGTTGGGGATGCTCGACTTCACCGCTACCGCCAAGCTCGATTACATCGCCGGAGACGCCGGGCAGGAAGGATTTCTGGCCGCGCTCATCAACCGTACGCCGCTGCAAATCTATCTCTTCCCCAAACAGAGCACCGGCTCTGGCGTCGATGTGTACGCGGGAACGGTGGTCATTCCCAGCTACAAGTGGTCTGGCAAGATGAAGGATTTGCAGGATGCAACCTTCTCACTGGCCAACGCCGCCAATACCGGCTTTACCGTCTCTGTGCAGTAAGGTTTTATGAGGGCGCGGGCTCTGTAACCCCGTGTCGGTTCGAGGGAGGGCGGCGTCTCGTAATGAGCGCCGCCCATTTTTTCATAGGGGTCCCCGTAGACAGGTCCACGTCTGTGGGGTGGTTGAGGTGAGGACAAATGCAAAACGTAGTGCTCTACAAAGAACCGATCTTTGTTGACTTCGACCGCCGGCGGCGCGTGGAAATCAATCTTGGCTCCGAGATACTGATCCGCAACGCCGGCGGCAAAGAGGCTCCGGCATGGGAAGAAGTGGGCCACCGTATCAACCCGGCCACGGGTGAGCGGGAATGGGCGCTTGCCGTCAATGAAGACAATCTCCGCCTTTACCTGTGGGCAGCCTTGCAAGAGGACGCAAAGGCGCACAGCGAGACGCTCACCATGGAAGACTTGCGGTGGTTGAGTGAGCGGCATAACTGGGCGGAGCAAGGCGTGTTGGCAATCCGCCGCGCTCTCAATCAGTATTACGGCGGAGCTGCCCAGGCGAATCCGAGACCCACAAAGTCAAAGCGCCGCGCCGGTAAGCAGACCACATGGGAAGACGCCTTCCGTATCGTCTGCGGTGAGCTGGGGTTCGCGCCCGATGCGTTCTACCGTCTCCAGTACAGCGAGTTGATTCTCATCCTTGAGGGCCGCTCCGCGCGTCACAAGCGCGAGACGCGCGAACGCCGCGAGGAGTCCGCATGGAAGGTGAGCTGGCTGCTCATGCCTCACAAGAAAGCCGACGCCGATCCCATCACTCCCGATCAACTCATGGGCCGCAAACAGCGCGGCAAGCCCGCGCCGGCGTTTGAGAGTGACGAAGCCAAGGCACGTGCGCTGGTGACCGCATTCAGGGCACAATCGAAACAGGCGGTGAACGATGTCGAGTAAAGGCGGCGTGATCGTTGTCGTATCCGGCGAAGATAAGACCGGCGAAGTCTTCAACGCAATCAAGAAACACTTGGATGAGACTGAGGCGAAAGCCAAAGAGGCTTCCAGTTCCCTCGCAGGTATCGGACAGAGCTTGATGCAGGGCCTCCAATACGCCGGCATCACGGTTGGCATCGGAGAGGTTGTCAACGGCTTAAGGGAAATGGTCACCTCTACCATGGAGGCCGGCGTACAGATAGGCAAACTCCATCAACAAACCGGGATCTCGACAGATAGCCTTTCGGTGCTCAAGTACGCCGCCGCCGCCAGCGGTGTTGAGTTTGAGACGGTGGCTAAATCGGGAAAGAAACTTGCCGAGGCCATTCATGAGACGGACGCCGGCAAGCTCTCTGAGGGCTTCAAAATCCTTGGCATCTCCGCCGAGGAAGTAAAGACCAAGGGCAACGACATGTACGGCGTCATGGAGTTGGTTGCCGATAAATTCCAGCAGATGCCCGATGGTATCGAAAAGAACGTTGCCGCCGTCAAGCTCTTTGGCAAGGCCGGCCAGGACATGATTCCGATCTTGAATCAAGGCTCGGAGGTCCTTGAGAAAATGAAATCGGAGGCACCCATTTTCAGCGATGAGGACCTCAAGAAAATGGAGGACATGCACCACGCCTTGAACGATCTGGACGCCGCGTGGAAGCGTCTAAGCCTCACCATCACCGGCACAGCCGCGCCGGTCATTACTGCCTATGTCAACGATTTTGCAGAGGGCATGGATACCATCATCTCCTCGGCGAAAGACATGTGGCACTGGCTTTCCGATGACGGAAAGCACCCACTTGATGAATACCTGGCACAACTTCATGCCGCGCAAGATCTTGCCGCCTCGACGGCACATGCAACTGGCCCGGCGAAACTACCGCCTACTGATCCCGAGGTGCTAGAGAAACAGAGTCGTGCCCGTATGCAGGCTGATCGCACATCGCTCGCGGAGCAACAACGCCAGCACGCTATGTCAATCGAAGATGAGATAGCGTTCTGGCAAAAGAGAATCGGTGCGTTTCAGCGTGGCTCATCTCAATACCTGGAAGCGTTAAACGAAATCAACCGACTCACCAAAGAGGTGGCCACTAAGAACGCTCAAGAACAAAAGAAGATCACTTCAGAATTTGTGAGCGAATCGATTGCGGACGCCAAAAACGCACAGAGTGAGAACGACCACATTACCGAGGCGATTACAAAGACGTGGGAAGACACCCTCAAAGCGCAAGAGGAATCGGCTCAGGCGGAGGCGACCGCAGCAGAGGTGCGTTCCGCTGCTACCGCTAAGGTTGCCGAGGCTGCCGTGGAGCACGACAAAGCTGCTAAATCAATCAGCGACGAGGCCGCCGCTCAAGCTGTGGCTTCGATCCGCGCCAAGCAATATGCAGCCGATATTGTGGTTCTCAATGCGCTCTTGAACGAGTTGGAGCAAATCCAAAGTCGCGGCGGGGATACAAGTAAAAAGCGAAACGAAGTGCAGAACCAGATAACATCATTAGGTGGCGAAGCTGCTGCGAACTCCCTGATAGCTGCGCCAATTTCTAAGAACAATGCCCAAAGCATCGATAATGAGGCGGAAAAATTCGCGCATGGCCTGTTCGATCCGCTCTTCGACCTGGGCGAAAAGTGGGATAAGCAGTGGAAACAGATTCGCGCCAACATGCTCAAAGACATTGGGCAGACGGCGGAGTCTCAGCTTTTCGGTGAGTTGTTCGGCGATCCCTCCGGACGCGGAGGCAAGGGCTGGGATGGCAGCGGCGCACATGGGGCGGGTACCGGAGGGCACAACGGCCTGGTAGGTCAGGGGATCGGCGGCGCGGAGAGCTTACTGAAGGGCTTGTTTGGCAAGAAATCCGGCCCGACATCGAACGGGACCGGCAACGCCGGGGCGGGAACCGTGCTCAGTTCGGTTGCTGGGGCCTTGCAGGTAGGGAAGGGTTCCGGATCGGGCGCGGGCGGCGTACAAGTCATCCTGAACAACATGGGCACGCCCCAACAGGTAGATTCAACCCAACAATCGAGCGGCCAGGCGGAAGCGATGATCCTGCAAATTGTCTTGAAAGATCAGGAAACCAACGGGGCCATCACCCAAGGTTTCGCCGGCATGTTCGGCCATTAGCGGTAGAGGTATAATGCTGGCCATGCGAAAAACTCTGTTGTTCCTGTGCGCTCTTTGTTCTCTGTGCGCTGTCTGTGACGCGCAACAGACTCCTGTTGCGGATGCCACGGTTCATTTTTATCGTTATAAGCAGTATGAGGGAGTCCTTCTCAAACCCTCGATTTACTGCGATGGGAATGAGGTCGGGAGAATTCAAGGTGGCACTGTGTTCGATGTCAGGCTGTCACCTGGACCCCACACGTTTTATGCCAATGACAAGCAAGCTGGAGCGGTTGTCACACTTGAGCCGGGGAAAGAGTATTTCTTTAGGACTGATCTTCAGACCGGATTCTGGAAAGGCCATTTTCGGCTGACAATGGTGATGCCAGAGCAGGGTGCGTTTGACATTGCCAAGCTCAAGCCACTGAGCGACACTCCCCGCTAATCGGCGGGGAGTTCTTTTGGCTTCTGCTCTCCACATGCAGCCCAAGCTAACGCAACCACCCAGCCGATGAACGTCCATCCCAGGAAGATATTCACCACACCTATACCCGCGCCAGCCTTGCAGCGGCGGGAAGCCGCAACCCACAAGGGTAGAAAATAAAGTACAGCGATCAACCCAACTAAAACGATCCCATCCACTGAGCTTCCGTTCACGGCTACCCTCCGGAGTTGCGACCGCAGTCTACCACACACCCCAACCGTTACGATGTGATACGCAACCCGCGCGCCATGATCTGACGCCATGTACCCGCCCATAGCTCCGGGAATGCCGCTTGCGCCGCGCGCTCTACGTCCTGTTGCATCTCGAGCCTTGGCTTGATGTGTGCCTCCGGAATGAGCAGGTAAAACGGGTAGGCGTCCCGATCCGTCCAGTACCGGCCCATGATGGCCTTGTGCCCGTCGCCGAGGCTCTGCACAAAGAAAACGAACCCCTGCACCACTTTCTGGTTGCGCAGTGCGATCTGGCCTTTGCGCGTGTGGGCCGTGAACCGGCCGCCCACCGCAGTGAGCAGCGCCCCAGGCTTTAGTTCCGCCGGGATGATCCCTGGGGCCAACTGCCGGAGATATTTGGTTGGCACCGAGACGTAATGGTGCCCGCCCCACGGGACTTTCTCTCCACCATCCTCTTGAATGCCAAGATAATCAGGGTGCCCTGGCGTGTCGGTGTGCGTGTGAACGTCCGCCTCGATCACCGCGCCATTCTTTTCTGCCGGCTTGATGCGGATGCCTCGCTGTGTGAAGTTGTTCCGTAGTGTGAACTTGCCGCCCAGGTTCTCTTGAACCACGGTCTGGCCGGCCTTGGCGCATCCCGTCAACGTCTTTGCCAGCGCAAACGGCAAGCTCTTGTGTTGTAGCTCATCCAAGCCCGCCACCGCTTCACTCACATCCACCGTCGCCTTGAGTTGCATAGCTCTATTTTCCACCCCATTGGCATGGACCCGCCAACGGGGACCCCGGATTTTGCGGCCTTTTCCAATATCGCCGCATGGTTGAGGTATGGCGACATTCCCGCTCATCTTTCCGTCACTTTCGCGCCAACCTTCGATGGACACCTCGAAGAAAACCGAGGATGACACGATCCGCGATCCGGCGGAGAGCGGGTATGTCTCCACCCGCCCGCGTGGGACCCGCGCCCGGCGTACCTGGCCGTTCAACGTCCGCAACCTCGTAGCGGAAGACATCCGCGCGTTGGACGAGTTTTTCATGTCGCCCAGCTACGCGGCGCGCGGTGGCAACAGCTTTCTCTTTCCCAACCTCCTGCCCAATTGGTCCTTTGAGTTTCCGGCCCTCACGGCCTCCGATCTTGTCTTGGGGTGGAACATCTCCAGCGCGCCGGTTCAGGAGTCCATCGGCATCGGCACTACCACGGTTGCGGACGGCACCCAGGTAATCAAGTTCGGAACCGTGGCCACAAATACCATTGCCGCGAACACAACCGTCACAGGCGCGCTCAACTGTGATCTGGCAGTGCCCTGCAAGCCCGGAGAGGTTTACGTCTTCACAGCGGCCCTGGATGCGATCCAGGGCACACTGGCGGCGGGCGTGCTTGGCGCGCAAGTGAGCGTGTCTTACTTGAATGCTGGCGGCGGAGCGCTGTCAACGGTAAACGGCACGGCGGCAACCATCGGCGTGGGATGGCAGACGTACGGCTATCAGTTCACCGTGCCGGCCAGCGCGGCCAGCTTCAAAGTGAGTCTCCTCGTCACGCTTACCAACTCCACCGCGTCGGCCATCACGCTTGACGGCTCCGCATCGGTTTCTTGGGACACGGTGGGTTGCAGCTTGCTCACGCCGCTCACGCCCTACGGCCGCATGGTTGGATCGCAGTCGCTTGGCTGTCTTGTGCGCTTCTCTTCTCTGCCTGAAATCGCAGACATCGGCTGGGGCAACGGCGTGAAAGTCTACGGAGCCAAGCTCGAACTGACGGAGGTATAACCGTGCCCACTGCCGTCTCTCCCATGGCCGTGCTCTCCCTGGCTGCCCAGCGCGATAAGTTCGTGCTGGCCTCCGGAGACGCCTGGCTTCTGTTGCTCGACATCATTTGGAACGGGCAACACATGCGCTTTGCGCGCAACGTTGACCCGATCCAATTCGACGCCGGCGATGGCAACGGCGTACAGACGTATCAACCATTCAACTTTGAATTCTCCGCTGAGCAGCCAGGCTCTGGACAACTGCCCACGATGGTGCTCAAGGCATCGAATACCATGCGCATCCTGCAAGGCATCATTGAGCAGTACGGTGGCCTCGCGGGTGCCACGGCAAACGTGTACGTCTACAACACCGCGCATCCCGCCGGTGAGCCGGACTTGGCTGTCTCCACAACGATAATGAAGTCCGTGAGCACGGCGGAAGTGGTCACGTTCTCTCTCTCCGCTCCCAGCCCATTGCGGCAACTCTTTCCCAAGTACCTTTACCGAGCCAATTTCTGCATGTACGTTTCGCACTACAAAAGCATCTGGTGTGGATACACCGGATCGCTCACCAACTGCGATGGCACGTACAACGGCGCGAACGGCTGCAAGGTGCATAACAATGCCGGCCGCTTCGGAGCGTTCCCAGGCATCGGAACCAACGGCACAGTGCTGGCGGCACAAAACTAACCGGGGTCCCTGGCGGCGGGTCCATGCCGCTGGGGTGGAGAACTAGATGCAGACCATCCCTTACTCACTGTGGGCAGACTTGCTAGGAAAGCCGTGGCGTGAAGACGCGCGCGGTCCAGATGCCTATGACTGTGTTGGCTTACTGCTGGAGATAGAGCGCCGTCTCGGCGTTCCGGTGCCCGCGTATGCAAGCGCAGTGGAGGCCGTAGAGCTTGCCGTTGCCGATTGGGAGTTAGTTGCGGACCCAGCTCCCGGTGACGCCATACTTATTCGCTCCCTCAATCCACGCTGGCATATCGGTGTGGTCTGCGGAGATGGTTGGATGCTGCACAGCCGCGAGGGCGTTGGAGTCCTAAAAGAGCGGTATAACTCGTTTCCGTGGAAAGCTCGAATAGAGGGCTTCTATCGATGGAAACAAGTTCTAACTTCCCGTCCTTAAATCCACCCGCGCAAGTTGTCTCCATTGTCGAGTGCGCCGCGCCCGCTTATGTTCTCCCGGACATCGAGCGCACGCTCACCTCGCGCCCTGTGCGCATCCTTGTCAATGACAATCCTTTCAAGCCTGAAGAGCACCGCGTCTTTGAGATACCGACATTCAATAACGAAAGCATGGCCGCGATTATCGAGCGCGCGTTGGACGGGGATGTCAAAGACGCGCTGAGCTTCGCTGAGGAACACCAAGCCGCCGAGTTTAGGAATGAGTTTCGGCTTGCGGATTTCAAGTGCAGCCTCAACGGTGACCGCGTCCTTGACGAGGACTTATCTTCCACCGAAGTTGAGCCGGGAGACGAAATAGTTCTCTATCCGCGCGCCGCCGGCGGCAAGGTGTGGGAGATGGTGAGCATGTTGGCGCTCACCGTGCTCTGTGCGGCCATCACGGCGGGCGCGGGCGGAGTCGGTTTCCTGGCCTTCCTCGGACCCTATCTCACTACCGGCATGGCCGCCGCTATCTCTGCCGGCGTGGGCATGGTGGGCAGCCTGCTTATCTCCTGGGCGTTCTCTCCAGGGCAGCAAAGTTCCCCGGCATGGTCCGCAAGTTATGACCCCACCGGCCCCAAGGGTCTCGCACAACCCGGCGTGCCCGTCCCCAAGGGGTACGGCACCATGGGTTGGTGTGGCAACGTCATTTCGTCTTATGTGAACTTCGACGGAAAAGACGCTTACATCAACTGCCTTGTCTGCTACGGATGGGGCCAGGCCGTGAGCATTTCCAACGTGCTCATCAATCAACAGCCCATCTCCGTCTTTAGCAACTGCTCCTATCAGGTGCGCCTGGGCACCAACAATCAAGCGCCTATTGACGGCTTTGACCGCACAACCAACGGCTACCCGCAAAAGATTGAGATGCTCATCTCGAACGGGCCTATCGTGGTGCAGGGCACGGGAACCAACGTCCAGGGGTTGGACATCACCGTCAAGTTCCCCTCTGGCCTCTACCGCATCACCGGCGACGGCAACGATGTACCACTCAAGGTGATTTACAAGATTGAGGTGTCGCCGCATAACACCAACACCTGGACATCTCCGCTCTTCCCGAACAACACACAGACCGTTGCCACCACGCATAGCGACGGAACGCAGACCTGGCCCGCATGGGTTGTGGTGCCCACCGATCGCTTTGCCGGTTCAGGCATCGTCTACGCCAGTGACAATGGCACCCACACGCCCGGCGACCTGTGGAGCAACACACAAACGGTGACCACGAACAACGTGGACGGCACAACCTCCAACACCTCGGCCACGTTCAAGGGTGAGTGGCAGCCGTGCGACCCCAACCTCAACCAAGCTCTTGTTACCAGTTGGTGGCAGGGTTACCGCATTGTTGAGGACTGCACTTTCTCCGCGTTCTTTGACACCGTGAGCGTCTACGGGCTCACTTCCGGCCAGTGGGATGTACGCATAACCAAGGTGGCGTGGGAGTGGGATAACAACCACTACATCTTCTACAGCGATGCAACCAGCTCTCAAACCGTCTGCGATTGCTGGCTGTGGAACATCAATGAGATTTTCTGGTCGAATCTCTCGTACCCGAACATGATCCTTGTGGGCGTCAAGGCTCTGGCCACTTCACAGTTGAACGGCGGAAGCATTCAACTCATGGCCACCATCAAGCATGACATCGGCGCGGATACCGTGATCCCCGCGCGGCTCTCCAGCTACGAGCATGACAACCCGGCCATCGTGGCCTATGACATGCTCGTCAACCCGCTCTATGGCATGGGCATTGCCGCCAACCTGATCGATGTTCCCGCTTTCGTCGCATGGGCCGCGTTCAACGATCAGATGGTGACGAATCAGGACGGCTCCCAGGTGCGCCGGCACATCTTCTCGGGAACCTTTGACCAAGCCGGGGATGCGTGGCACGCGCTCGGCATCATCGGCGGCATGAGCCGCGCTTCCATCATTCAGCTTGGAATGCGTTACAGCGTGATCCTCGACGCGCCCGGCGATCCGGTACAGCTCTTCACTGTGGGCAACACCAAGAAATCCAGCTTTCAAGAGCAATGGATGGCTCTCGATGATCGCTGCACGCTGATTGAAGTTGACTTCGCCGACGCCGCCCGCAATTACCGCATGGACTTGCCCGTATCCGTCATGACGGCGGCGGACATCAACAGCGGCTTGCAACCCAAGATCACGCGCACCAAGCTCACCGGATGCACAAGCCGCGACCAAGCCTGGCGCTGGGCTTACTTCCATCTGATGAGCACCAAGCTCACGTTGCGCACGGTGCAATTCAGCGCGCCCGTTGAGGCCGTCTGCTGTTCGCTTGGATCGGTGATCGCTCTCCAGTCCGATGTTGTGCAATGGGCCGTGGGTGGCCGCGTACAAGCCGGTTCCACCCTCAACACGTTGAGCGTTGACCGCACCGACCTGACCTTTGCAGCGGCCTCCGGGTGGACGGTGAGCGTACAGCATCCCGTGGTGCAACGCGGAACCGCACAGGTGCAATCCGTCTCCGGCCTCAACGTCACCATGACGGCCGCGCTCCCCACCGGGCGCATTGTCAAGGCCGTTGACGGACCCGGAAACGAGTACATCGTTACCGGATACTCCGGCTCAACCATCACGCTCTCAGGCAGCACGGGGAGCCTTGCCGCCGGCCAGGTGCTCACGCTCTACGACTGCAATGTGATTGACAACCTCAGTGTCACCGCCGTTGCTGTCACGCCGGGATTTGGCTCGGTGGTTTCCGTCTCGGGGCAGTTCTCCGCCGTGCCCTCGAAAGACAGTGCCTGGGCTTATGGCCAAAGCGCCGGTGCCCAACCCGCCAAGCTCTTCCGCGTGGTGAGCATCAAGAAATCCGGTGACTTCAACTTTGACATCGGGGCCATGGAGTACAACGCCACCATCTACACCGACGTGGTGCCCAACTACGGCGAGATTGTGGGCGTGCCCGATTCCTCGCCTGTGATTACCGACCTCACGTTGGTTGAGCAGTTTCAAAACGGGACCCTCACCGGCTCATCCAACTCCGCTGTTGTCTCCGTTGGCTGGCGCAACAATAACACCGCCGTGGGTGCCCAGGTGCAGGTGCAAGCCTCCGGCGGAACATGGAACACGCTGGGCAACATTCAAGGTCAGAGCTGCACCTTTGTGGGCACCATCGGCACCACGTACAACGTGAGCGCAACCGGATTCGATTGGCAAGGAAACTTGCTAGGCAACCCGGTTACGGGCTTGATTACCGTGCAAGCCTCCACCAACGTGCCCGCCAACGTCACCGGCTTTAGTTGCGCCATCAACTCCAGCGGCCTGCCGGTGCTCACCTGGGCGGCCGTCACCGGCGCGGATCACTACGAGATTCGCTACCAAGGCAGCCAGGACTATTACCCGTGGGACACGGCGACCGTGCTGTGGGATGGCACCGGAACAACGTGGACGGATACCACGCTCCGCACGGGCATGTACATGATTGTCGCGGTGCTTTCCGTGGCCGCCGGCGGCCTCATGAGTCTCATCCCGGCGTACATCACGCCGTATCCCGATCCGCCCATTGTCACCATCTCGCAGAGCGCCACCAACACAAGCGGGAGCGGCGGAAGCGCAACGGCAAGCGCCGGCGTCACGGTCAATTCAAACGGTTCTGTCACTACGGCTGCAATCGTGTGGCTCACCATCTCATGGACGTGGCCCAGCAACTATCCCACGCCGTCCGCCTTCAACGTCGTCGCCTTCACCGGGTCCGATCCAACGGCGGCGGCTAACTACCTTTTCGATATGGTCACGGTCGGGGCTACCACCACGTCCTACACCGTACCCGTTTGCCCAACCGCCGCAATGAGTATCGTCAACGCGGCTGTAAGGAGTGTGTATGCCTAATTCGCCTTGGACTGAAACAGGAAGCTCGATCAGTTTGGTGCCGTCAACCACCACGATTGGAAGCGATCCGGAGAACGTCAACTATCTGTCGAATCAAGACAAGATAAACCTGATGGCGCAATACACCGCCGAGTTGGCAATGAAAACCTCTCTGGATACGCTGGCCTCAACATGGAGAGTGTCCAGCACTTTCTATGACAACGCCGTCGCCGCTATCAGCACGGCGCTTATCAATGCCGGCGCGCCGTCGAACTGGGCAACCACCTGGCCGGATGGCACCACGAGCGGCCCGTGGCCCGGCATACAAACATCGCTGGCCAACCTGTGGGCACAGGTGGCAACCCAGCGCACGGCGTTGCAGTCGTCTGTATCGGCTTCCCAAGCGGCGGCTGCCCAAGCGGCGGCCATTTCTACAGCAGTCGCCCAAGCACTCGCCTCCGCGCCTGTCCAAGTGTCCAGCCTTCCAACCCTGCCAAATGCAGCCTATCCAGCCGGGCGCATAGTTTGGAACACCGCAGACGGTCACCTTTACATAAGCGCCGGGAGTACATGGACAGCCTCAACCGTAGCGGCGGCCAACATTAGCGGAACGTTGGCCGCCGCGCAGGTTGCCAGCTTGGCCGCGTCACAGATTACAGGAGCGGTTGGCTCAAGCAACCAGTGCGCCAACAGCGACTTTATGGTCAGCAGCGGAGGGGTGCCCACCAACTTCAATATTTATAACAACGGAGGCATCTCGATCACTCCAACAGTTGCCGCCGGAGGCGCAATCGGGACGGCGAACTATTGGCGGCTGACTACAAACGCCGCAGTAACAAACACTTTCGGCTTTTATTTGAGCGCCGGTTCAGCGTTCGGCGGGTATGTGGCAAACACTAACTATGTCCTCAGTTTCTACGCCAGAGCATCGACCAACCCCAACGCTCTCAATATAAGGGACGCGTGGAATCGCGGTCCTGCCGTGGTGACTTGGCTCCAAAGCCCGGTGCTCACGACCTCATGGCAGCGTTACGCCGTTCTCATCAACTTTGGCAACAATGCTATCGACGCAAACGGCTTCTTTACGGTCACAGGCAACATGCCGAGCGGCGTCAACCTGGACTTTTCGTGTGTGCAGGTACAGCAGGGAGACACGCTGGGCGGATGGGCACCGCCCTCAATCAGCGCCGCCAACCCGATCATGCCGGCGAATGTCTCCACCTTCATCGGGGCAAGCTCAATTTCAACCGGGCAGATTGCAGCCAACACGATCACTGCCACCAACATTGCCGCTGGGGCTATCACGGCAACGCAGATCGCGGCTCAAACGATCACAGCCGGACAGATCGCCGCCGGTACGGTGACCTCCGCCAACATCGCGGCTGGCACTATTCAGGCGTCGAACATCGCCGCTGCAACCATCACGGGCGGCAACATCGCGGCGACCACAATCACCGGCTCCAACATTGCTGCGGACACCATCACAGCCGCACAGATTGCGGCGGGGGCCATCACCGCAAGTGAACTGGCCGCAGGGTCGGTTACAACCGCCGCACTCACAGCAGGGTGCGTCACAGCCGGGAACATTGCTTCCGGAGCGATCACAGCAAACATGATTACCACCGGCACGCTCAACGCGGCCAATGTTGCTGTGACCAACCTCAACGCCAGCAACATCACCACGGGCACTCTCAGCGCAAACATGGTGCTCTTTCCGGACGGCACGGAGTTGAGCACAGCCAACCGCGTTGTGACCATGTTTAAGCAGCCATCATCGGACAACATTGCTGTGGGATCAGATAACGCATTGATTCCGGGGTTGAGCTGGCCAGTAACTGTGCATTCGGGAGCCGATGTGTTCAACTTTTTCGGAGCGCTCACCGCAGAGCAGACATCCGGCGCGGCCAACAACCCTGTGAATGTCTATTTTTATGTGGATGGGGTGTTTGCGGGTTCATATCCTTGCGTCCCGCGATTTCCAACGCTGAGCACGTGGTATGTCTTTCCAATCGCCGCGACGGTTAGTGGGTTAACCACGGGCGCGCATACCATAGCGATTTACGCCAACAATAACGGGTATCCCTTCACCGTAAAAGCGGAAACCCGCGTCACCTGTCAACAAATCTACTAACGGTAGATCACGCCGGGCACGGGGGCCTGGCAACCCGACGCGAGATACACATCCGGGGCCTTGCAGACAGGCAAGAACAGGTTATGAATCGCAAAGGGAGCCGTGATCGATATATCCGCCGCCGTCATCGCTAAGGCCAACTTGCGATGGTGGCGTGCGGATAGCCTCCGCGCCACCCAGTATTGCGCGTAAACCATCCCGCCGGAGTAGAGGGCCATCACCGGCGGATGATTGGCAATCCATCCCGGTAGCGTTCCCTCTTTATTGCCTGCCGATTCCGCCCAATGCGTTGAGTAGACATCCAAGCCCCGCGCCGCCGCGTCGGTGGCCAGCAGCGCCCATTCCGCGCGGTCAAGGCGCGGCGTAGGGGATTCAGGCAAAGACTGCGCATAGCCAACATTGGCAAATACCAAGACGAATGCGAAAAGAATCCCCTTCATCGTTCACCTCAAAGGTCGGAGCTTAACTCGTTACCGGCTAGATGTCGAGTGACAGCCGCCACTACTCCCAAAATGGCCCGCTTTTCGTGATCCGCGCCACACTCACCGTAGAGGTTGAGCGATGCAACTGAGTGCGGCTGGGCTTGCGCTGTTGAAACAATCCGAGGGCTTCCGTGGCAGCCGATACCTTGACGTTGCCGGCATTCCCACCATCGGCTACGGTCACCGCCTGTTGCCCGGCGAAAGCTATCCCAACGGAATCACCGAGGCGGAAGCCACGGTGATGCTGAGCCGCGACGTGGCCATCTCCGAGGGCGCTGTTGCGCGCATGGCGCGGGTCACGCTCACGCAAGGGCAGTTCGATGCGCTGGTTGATTTTGTTTTCAACCTAGGGCAAGGCCGGCTGGCAAGCTCCACGCTGCTCAAAGACTTGAACGCGGGGCAATCGGATGCGGCTGCCCTCCAACTCTTGCAATGGGATCACGCCGGCGCAAAAGAGTGTGCCGCGCTCAAGACACGCCGCGCGGCGGAGTACCAACTTTGGACCGGGCATATCCCGGCAAAATAACAACCTCAACCATCAACCGGCCAACAGGCCAAAGGAAGGTTATTCGCATGGGCAATGTTTTTGAAACTATCGGGCACGATGTCAAGGTCGGTGCCGAGGATGTGGGCAAGGGCGTCGAGAAGGCCGTCGAGTTTGCCATCGTTCACCCCATCGAGTTCTGTGTCAAGGCTGAGGCGGTGATTGCCTCAGCGGTCAAGGATTCGCCGGAAGTCAAGACGGCCGTGCTGGGCCTTGTGAAACAGGCCACCGGCGTGATTGGCGACGTCGCCACGGCCACGGCAGAAAAGGGCATCAACCTTGCCGACGATGCCAAGGCCCTTGCAGACGCCGAGGCATTCTTCAACTACTTCAAGAGCACGTTCATTCCGCTCGTGGAGTCCCTGTACGCCGAAGTCAAGGCGGACATTCAGTAAGTTCGCATCATTCACAACCCAAAGGCTCCGCTAACTCGCGGGGCCTTTGCATTTGTAGGCATAGTGAACTTAGGGAGTTATGCCATGTCTTTCGATGACACTACCGCCATCCATGAATTGACGAACGAGGTGCGCGGTATGCGCGGCGATCTTCGCGACACACTTACCAAGCTGTTCGGCGATGCGACCGCCGAAAACTCGCACGGCCGCGTGCCACGGCTTGAAATGCAGGTTGACGATCACGAGCAACGGATCGACAGTCTCGAAGCCCTGAAACAGCGCGGAGCCGGCGCGTGGTGGATGATTCTGCGCATTGCCGCCGTGGTGGCTGTGAGCGCCGATCTGGTCTATCACATCGTCACCATCGTGAGGCACTGATGCCAACCGTCTCCGCAAGCGCGCGCCGCAAGATTGAACGTCTGGCCCGTGAGGGTAAGTCGTCTCGTCAGATTGCCAAGCTAGTGGGCCATCACGATACCACCGTGCTCCGCTACATGCCGGAGGACGCCAAGCGCCCGCGCGTCGAGGCCAAGCCCGCGCAGACCGTCACCGATGACATGAGCAAAGACAGCCGCGTCATTTCGATGCCAAAGACGCGCATCCACACATTGGATGAGCTGTTGAAGTTCTGCGAGGTGGATCGGGACGTATGGGAAGTTGAGCGGTACGTCTGCAATAAGTGGGAAGTGGGCGCGGCGGATAAGCGCGACGGCAAGCTCCGGGGAATCATCGTGGAGCCGCTGTATCAGATCAAGGTCTGGCTCAAAAAGAAAGTGGAAGTGCAGCGCCTCAAGGATGAGGTCGAGCGGTTCAAGACAGAGGCCGCGCGCTACTCCCCCAAGTTCCCGCATATCGTGCGGATGCGCTCCCAGTACAGCTCCGGCGTGTGGGTTGAGCCATCCCTCTACGATCACCATTTCGGCGCGCTGATATGGGCAAAGGAAACCGGCCAGGACGATTACGATTGCGCCATTGCCAAGCGTTGCTGGGGCCAGGCGCTCTCTAGCCTCTTGGATCGCACCGCCTCATTCAATCCCGAGGGCGCGCTCTTTGTGATCGGCAACGATCAGCAGAACGCAGACAACCGCGCCGGCACAACCGAAAAGGGCACCTCGCAATCGATGGACACGCGCTATGAGAAGGTCTATTCGATTTCGCGCGATGCCACCAAGTGGGCTATCGATCAGATGTTGGCCCGTGGCCTCCGCGTCCACGTTCCCGTGGTGCGCGGCAATCACGATCCGTTGGCCGCATGGCATCTGGGCGAAGAGCTGGCCGCGTGGTATCGCAACAATCCCCGCGTGACCATTGACAACGCGCCCACGATGCGCAAGTGGTGGGAGCACGGCGTCAACATGCTCATGCTCTTGCACGGCAACGCCGGCAAGCTCGAAGACTACGGCAAGACGATGGCCGCCGAACAGCCCGCCATGTGGGGCCGTACGCACTGGCGCGAAACGCACAGCGGAGACAAGCACCAAAGGAGGCTGATTGAGCAGCCCGGCTGCACCGTGCGCATCCTGCCATCGCTCCGGCCTCCATGCGCCTGGAGTGCGGAGAACATGTACCAATCCATCCGCGCGGCCGAGGCTTTTGTGTGGTCAAAGACAGAGGCACTGATAGGCGGCGCAACCTACTCGATATTGCCCGGCCAGATGAGCGGATCGGGTAAGTAAATGTGTTGTGTTGTTTCGTACGATACAAAATCAAAGAAGGGGAGAGCATGAGTCAAGCTGTGCTTGAGAGCACCGTTACGCAACACCAATTCCTCAACGCCAAGTTCCTTGAGGCGATGAACGAAATCGGCAAGTATGGGAACGAGAAGTACGGGAAGGATAGTTTCCACCAACGCGCCCTGGCTGGAGACAAATCGCGCGGGAGCCTGGCGCGTACGGATTCAGAGGTGATCGCAAACCATGCGTTGAACCACTTCGCCGAATACCTGGCCGGCTTACCGCACGATCACTTCCAAACCCGCAAGCATCAACTCGCGGCCGTGGCCTTCAACGCTATGATGGAGTTCTATTTCGCCGGGCTGGAAGACGAGTCTACCTAGAGCGCGCCGCCGCCGATCCGGAGACAGCGCGCCCGTTCGGTTACACCTGTGGTTGTTGAGCGTTGTAGTGCTGTGCCGTCTCCGGCGTGATGTGGCCCGCAAGGCGCGGGTCGCGCTTGACAAAGCACGAATTCAAGAGGTCGGTCAGGCGGCGCAACTCCAGCCGTTGGCCGGCCTCTTCTATGCTCTGCTCATCAAACTCCTTGGATCGAAGGAACTTTTTCAGCACTACCGCAAACATGATTGCGTCGTCGCCGCGAACGAATACACCTGGCCAGTCTTCCCCAAAGCGTACCGGGCCGGTTTCGATGCGTTCGTTGTTCAAAGGAAATTCCATTGTCTTGCGTCTCATTGTTTCTCCTGTCTTGAGTGTCTCGCTTATGCGGATTTGCGCACCATGCGCGGCCCCGGTTTGATGCGGTCCTCTTTGTTGAGTTCAATGGCCATCACCGCGTCGTATTTCGTTTGCCGGCGGTGATGGCTGTAATACTGCATCATTTGCTCTGTCACATGGCCGGCAATGGCCCGCACCGTCTCCGGCTCCACGCCGTTTTCCAAGAGCCGCGTGATGCACTGATGCCGGAGGTCGTGCGGGTTGAGGTGAATGAATCCCGTGGCCGTGCGCAGCTTATCCCAACTCTTGCGCAGAAACCACCGCGTTGCCGGCCGCGACGGATCGTACTTGGCATTTCCTACGGATGCGCGCTCGCCTTTCTTCACCCGGTTGAGGCGGAAGGGGAACAAGTAGTGATCCGGATGCGTCGATCCAATCTCCAGCGCACGTTTGTAGCACTGCTCAACTGCCCACCGCGCCGTACGGTTCAACGCAATCTTGCGGGGCCGCGAGTTGTTTTTGACCGCATCTTCCGGGATGTAGATTTCGGAGATGTCTTTGCTATCCCGTAGAAAGATGTTCTTGAGCCGCAAGCCGCGCAACTCACAGCCGGCCGCCGTCGTGTTGTTGGTGATGCACGCGACCCAGTAGGCAAGCGCGGCCTCGGGATGGCTTGCCGCTTTACTGAACAAGTCCTCCTCATCCTCTTCTGAAAGAATGTCGCGCGGGCTCCACTTCGGAATGCCCTCCGCCGAATAGTAGGGTTTGATCTTCTCCCACAATTTGCAGTGCTTGAGGATTTGGCCCAGCGCGGAGATTTCATGGTTGATGATCGAATGCCCGGCGGCGCGCGTCCATGGATGCTCCTCACGTCCGTTGACGGGGAGGGTGTTGGTTGCCCGCGCAAGCTGATACTCACGCAAATGACCTGGGGTGATGTCGCAAAGACGGATCGCACTGAAAAACTTCTCCAGTGCGTCTATGTACCCTTGATTGGATTCGTGGGTGCGCGGCTTGAGGTTCCGGCGTTGTCTCCGTATGACCATCCAAAGCGTGGACGCTTGACTGAAAGGCAACCGAGAAAAATCTGAATCGATCTGAATCAAAAGCAAGTTAGCCTCGATACACGCAGGACAGTTATGGTGGTCAGCGGTGTGTTGTAGCCTGATTTTGCGGGCCACCGCGCTGGCCGGTGTGCTCTTCAATGAATTTTTTGGAATACGCGTCATTCTAGGCCGCCCCCCTTGTCAAACAGGTGTGACCCGAGGCACGTTTGCGCGTCGCAAATGCACATTGGTAACGCCCGCGCGTGCATCCAGACGCTTCTACGATGACTTGATGGGACTTACGAGAATTAACCTGGGGCTGGCCATGCCCATGCTGAAAGACTTGGACAAGTTGGCGGCCAAGTATGGGTTCGATCGAACGAACGCGATACGTTACTGCATTAGGACTACCTGTGATTCCGAGTTGAAACCCCAGGAAGAAACCCAAAGAAACCCGAAGAAACCAGCATAAAACTGTCACAATACCCTGTGCCCCCCGTCACATTCACACACAGCAGGGGCGTGCCATCCTGAAAGACAGAAATCGGGCGGAAGCCCAATTCTGTACAACAGTTGGACCTAAATTCAGAATGTATTGCCAAGAGGCGCAGACGGTGTTTAGAGCACCGGCTGACTAGGGTTCAACCCCCGGCCTTCTAAGCCGGGGGTTGTGGGTTCAATCCCCGCCTCGCCCACCAGATCTGGCTATCTTGTGAGAAATCAGGAGATAGCCCATGAGCAGCCCCTCTCAGACCTTCGAGCACCGACCGAAAATTCCTCTGCCTGAATCCACCGCTCAGTGTCAGCTTCCGAAGCTGAGGAATTCTTTACCGAAGGAACGCGGGCCTTTTCATGTCACAACTGGAGTAGAGGCAGCCGGCAGAAGCGCAAGACTCTGAGCGGCTGTGAGCCCAAGCGGAACAACAATCCGCAACTCTGGCCCGAATATTCATTGACAGAATAGGGCTGGTAAATTGAGAAATACTTTCTCTGGCAGCGATTGGGAAGATTTTTCACAGGAGAACCGGGTAGTATCTTGTACAAGTTTGAGATTAACCGCGGAGCGCAGGTTCTGTTCTGTATGTGAGGTTCAGAC